TAGATACAGCGACCATGCACCCTTACTACAAGAACTGGATTCAACGCTACGCTCTTGCAGTCTCCAAAGGTATCCTTGGTGAGATAAGAGGTAAGTATTCCTCACTACCCTCTCCTGGGGGTGGTGCATCGTTAAATGGTGCTGCTCTTACTCAGCAGAGTGAGCAAGAAAAAGAAAAGCTCAAAGAAGAGCTTCTATCTGAAATTGAAGAACCTCCTGCGTTCACAATGTTCTAATGCCATTAACATCTAAATGAAAAAGAAAAACTACAAGGTAACTACGAAGCTTCCTCAACTCCCTGATTTAGATGGGGGTGAGGAGCTTCTTAACCTATTTGATCAGGAAAATCCTGATATAAATCTGTTTAACCTTGTAGATGATGAACTGATTCGTCTAGCTGGTTCTAAGTTTTTATTCTACAAATACTACCAGACTGATGAATTTGATGAGGTTTACATGGAGTCCCGTAGTAAGCCAGTAGCAAAAGTCCCAATCACTGTTCACGGACACTACGACCCTGTAGCGATGAGTGAGGAGCTAACTCAGTTTGGTATCGAGCTTACAAACGATCAGCTATTTACCTTCAATAAAAGCTACATTGAACGTAAGCTTGGTAGGTCTGTTATTCCTGGTGACGTAATCAAGCCTATGTTCCAGGAACAAAAGTATGAAATTTTTGAGGTGGTTGAGGATAGCTTCGAAGCCTATGGTGTTTACCATTTGGTTTGCTCTGCTAAACTCCTCCGCGATTCTGATACAGTTCAGGACACCCCACTTACCGATGTCAGTGATGATATTGGAGGATACGCAGGAATAGATGGCTGAATTTGATTTTACAAATAATGAAGATCTGAATGTATCTTGGGAGTCTTCTGCTATAGAAAGTAGAAGTGACAAGTATCCTACAAGAGAAGGTGATGTCCGTGCTAAGATCTTTAAGATGACTCAAGCAAAATCTAATATTTCTTTTATTTATCGCGAGTCACTTAGATCCATGATAGCATCTTTTAATGACATTGGATATTTTGATGCTGAAGATAAATTTGTAGACATCAAATGTATTCATGGTAACGCTGAACGTGCCGTCGCTAAACTTAAGCAAGAGAATAGCATAATTCTTCCAATGCTATCTATTGCTCAAACTGTCTCGGATAATGATGACGAACGTAGGCGCTACGAAAGTGTTTTAGTTCACGAAAAGTATTGGGACGAGGAGAAGCATCGGGCTATAAGAATTCTTAGCCTAGCTCCAAGACCTGTAAATATTAGTTATCAGCTCAATATTTGGTGTAAATATATGTCTGATATGGATCAGATTTTAGAGCAAGTTCGTCTTAAGTTTAATCCAGAAATGAATGTGCCAACAGAGTATTCAACTTTAGCAAAAGCATTTTTACAATCCGAAGAAACAGTCGGATCTATGACAGCTTCGGATAAGGAAGATAGAGTTATTAAGAAAACTATGAACATAGTTCTAAGAACTTACATTCCAAGTCCAAAGTTTCTCGTCACCTCTACGGGCGAGATTGAAGAATTTAAAATTGAGGTTACTTGATGGCAAAATTAATATCAGATCAAGGAACTGCTAGTACCTGTGGACATCCTCAAACTGGAAGTAGCAAAGTTTTCATTCAAGGCAAAGGTGCTTCTAGAGTCGGTATAGATACAGCAGGTGGCTCGATTCTAGGTCCAGGGGCCTCTAGAGTATTTATTGAGGGATACAATGCTTCACTAATTGGTGATGCTATTGCTCCCCATGCTCCCCTCCCTCCTCATGTGGCAGCCACAACCTTAGTAACACAAAATAAAGTGTTTGCTACATAAAAAAGTTTCAAAAACTACCATTTTGAATAGTACATAATAAAGGAAGGAATTTGTTATGAAACTGATAAAGAACGATTGTATGCAAACCATAACTGTCTTTTTCCAAACAGAGACGGGGTGCAAAGAGAAATCAATGAGACCAGGAGAGACCATTGTAGTTCCTGAGTCTTACATCACAGAACAAATCAAAACTCTACACAGACGCAGAGTTTTTAAAATTTCTAACGCATGAGGACTAAGTTATGCCTAATTATGTGAGCCCTGGTGTTTACACCATTGAAAAAGATATTTCTGATTACGCACCTTCGATCAATACATCAATCGTAGGTATCGTTGGTTTTGCAGCAAAAGGCCCAACCAACAAGGCTACTCTAATAACCAATCAAAACAACCTACTTCGCACATTTGGAAACCCAAGTGAAGATATTGATGGTCAAGGTCTTGAAGGCGCACTAGAGATCCTGGAAACCACCAACTCGGTTTACTTTATTAGAGCCGCTGGTGATTCTGCTGCTGACGCTTCTGCAACCATGTCAGTTGGTAGCTGCCCTGCGATTATTGTTTCGGGTCCTGCTGCCGAGGCTGATGCTGCTCAATGCTTCGGAGGAACTGGTGCAGGCGCAAGCTCAATAACTCTTAGAATTCAAGTTGTAGACAACGCAGGCGTTTCTAAGTTCCCAGAAAACGGTGGAGCAGGTAAGGACTTTGTTGTAGCAACTAATAGTGGTGCAAGCCAAGCCTTAGCCCTAAGAAGTGTTATCGGTGGTGTGTTAGACGCCGAGCACGTTGGAGTCTTCGATGATGACTCCCTTACAGCAGGCTCCCTAGGTCTTTCAGGAGCTATTGTTGGTTCCTACGCGGGTTCAGGCGCTTACATGAGCGTTTCAGCTTGTAGCGGAATTACGTTTAGTGAAGCTAATGGCGTTTCAGCTCTTATGATGGTTAACGCTGCCAGTGCTGGTGCCACAGACTTTGGCGTTTCTGGTATCTTCGCTTCTGCTGTAAAAGTTTACGGTTCAACTTTCGCTTCCACTGGTACCGACTCCGCTGCTTACCTTGTAGAGAGTTTATACCCTGGAGCAGGATACAATGGTGGAACTAAAACAAATGGGGACACCAGCGGTAACTCAATAACTCTAAATGGCTTAGGTTCACAAAACTTTAGCCTGGTCGTTAATGAAGATGGTGTTGCCCTTGAAACTTTCAAAACTAGCTTTGTTGGTTCTGGAGCTTTCATTGAAGACGCTATCAACACAGGCGAAACCAATGCTGTCTCTGACGTTATTAAAGGAAACCTTCTTAAGGATGGTGCTGACGCTGGAGCCACAAAGTTGACCCGATTTATTGGAACTGCTGATAGCTTGTTTGGAGACACTGGATTCAGTGTGACCACACAGGCACTACTGCCAGATGCTAGTGAAAGTGATGGTGTCGGTGATGCCACTACTTATACCAGCACTTCAGATAAGGGTGGTAGATTCCTAAAGCTAGTTCAAAGTGCGGCTACTAACCTCGCAGGGGGCACCAATGGTACAGGAACTGCTAACGAGAATGCTACTGCTTTGATTGGAGATGCTACGATTGATCCAAAGACAGGTATGCAAGCTCTTGATGATCCAATTCTGAACATTGGAATCGCTCTTGTTCCTGGTATCTACACTGAAAGTGTTCAAAACGCTCTAATCACTCTAGCAGAGACCACTCAAAACTTCTTAGCTTTGGTTGCTCCCCCATATGCAATCGGAACTGTTCAAAATGCTATTGACTGGTCGAACGGTAAATCAAGCACTACAGGCAAGTCTAGAACTTCTGCGATCAATAGCTCTTACTGCGCTATCTACTGGCCCCATGTGAAGATATTCTCAACCTTTGATGGTAAGGATCGTTTCTACGATCCATCTATCTTCGGTGCGAGACAGATGGCTTTCACAGACGCTGTAGCTGATAGTTGGTTTGCTCCTGCTGGTTTCCGCAGAGGTCGCCTTACCAAGCCTAGCGAAACTGAAGTGAAGCTGAACCAAGGCGATAGAGACAGCCTCTACAGTGGTGGTAACGTGATTAACCCAATCGTTAACTTCCCACAGCAGGGTATTACAATCTTTGGTCAAAGAACTACTCAAAGAAACCCCACTGCTCTAGACAGAATCAATGTTCGCAGACTAATGATCTACATCCGTAAGGTTATTCTTCTCGCAACCCAGAGATTCGTCTTCGAGCCAAACGATGAGTTTACTTGGGCACAGATTGAGGGTGTCCTTAACCCCTTCCTTGATGATATCCGCAGACGCAGAGGTATCACTGAATTCCGTGTTGTTTGCGACGAAACAGTAAACACTCCACTTCGCGTTGATCGTAACGAGCTTTGGACTAAGGTTCTCGTCAAGCCCACCAAGACTGCTGAGATCCTAATCTTTGAAATTAACCTGACTAACCAGTCGGCTCAGTTGGGTAGCCTCTAAGGAGATAAATAATGGCATCATCTTATTACAAGAATAAATACGGAAGAAATTTTACCCCAGGAAAGGGTCTGCCAACTGTTTCTACTGATCTCGATTCAGTAAGGGCTTATCAGTTTGAGATTCATTTCTACGGGCTTCCTCAGGATGTGACTAACACAACTGATCTAACTCTCGCTGCTAAGAAAGTTGGCGGTCTTGAGATGAAGAACGAGGCGATCACTATTGATCGTGTCAACGATAAGCTTCATTATCCAGGCAAGAATACCCCTGGCGAGCTTACTGTAGACTTTGATAACCTCTACCTTCGTGAGACTGCTGCTGATCTTTACCGCTACTTCCGTCACACCTACGACCCAATCACTGGTGAGATGACAAAGAGCGCCCAGCCAGGGAGTGGTGCAAGAAGTACCTTCAAAGCAGATAAAGTTGAAATCGTAATGCTTAATAACACCTTAGCTCCTCACTCTACAATTGAGCTTTATGGTGTTTACCCAACCTCTTGGTCTGCTTCTGAGTTTAACTACTCAACCAACCAATTTCATCAGCTAACTGTAAACTTCA